AAGGAGAAGAACAGTGGATGAGGATAAAGCAGAAGTAATGCCAAATATAGATTACATATATTCGGCTGTGATAGCGGACAGTGAGGCACTGGAAGAGGCAAAGATGACGTTGGAGATCATTAAGAAAACTGATCCGGGCGTTTACGATGAAATGATTAACGACACGCTATCGATGATTCGCAAAGCACTGAGCAGTTCTATCCTTAGTGTTGTCGATAGGATGGTTAAAGTAGAGGTAGAAGCGGAGCGCGAGGCGTGTGCTGTCATTGCGTTCAATGCAAAGACTTATCTGGAAGCAGCCGCAGCTATCCGCGAGAGAGGTGCGCCATGAACAATCAAAACGTAATCGCACTACCCGCATCAACAAGCTACACACCAGAACAGGCGTTGCAGTCTGCTTTGAACGAGTCGCTTACTGATGTATTGATTATTGGGTACGACAATGAGGGTGAGTTAGTTATACGCTCATCAAAAATGAGTCGCATGGATGCCTTGTGGATGACAGAGAAGGCGAAAGAGTGGGCGTTGCGGGGTGGGCTATGAAACCTGTAGCGTGGATAAAAATACGCGAGTTGTCGTACATGAAAGCCGTAGCAGAACATGGCAAAGACGACTGGCAGACTAATCTTGGCTTAAAGCCTGAGCCTGATGACGAGGGCTTGTACACAGAAACGCAGGTGCAGCGGATGATTGAGTTGCTTGAACGCTGCGAGAACGAAATGCGCTACGCCGGATGGACAGAGGTTGAGTCCGACAACCCAGCGCGTAATGAGGTATACGAAGAGGTGAAGGAGTTTTTGAAATGACTGACGCTCTGCTAATGGACATGGTCTATGTAGGCTGCGGCGTCATATTTGGGTTAATCGTTCGCAAGTTTGTCGTGACGTACTGTAAACGTCCGTGGGTGGGGCTGACGGATGAGGAGGTAAAGGATATTGTGTGGAACCTACCATACGAACCCAGCCAAGAACATATCCGAGCCATCGAAGCCAAGCTGAAGGAGAAAAACACATGAACCTACGAGAAGCAGTAGCTAATCTCATCAAGGTCAAAGGCCGACACAACACCGAGATTGCGTATCAAAAGTTGATCGAGGCGTTTGATGCAGATGAACCAGAGCAGCGCGAATGGAAAGGGTTGACCAAAGAAGAAGCTAGAGAACTTTGTGTAGCGAATGTACCGTATGTTGTAGATATGGTGGCTGCACTGGAGGCAAGGCTGAAGGAGAAGAACAATGGTTGACAGCAAACGAGTATGTCCACCTTGTGATGGCGAATGTAAACAAGGCAGAGATTGCCCCGCAGATGAACTAAAAATGTTTGTCATCGAGAAACTTGTACAAATCGCTTCTGACACAGGCATTTCACCAGAACCTAAAATAAAAGCTTTAGGTTTATTAAATCAAATAGCGGCAGAACTAAAGGAGAAAAATACGTGATCGTAGAAACAATCAACTACAAAGCTATCTGGGCATGGGTCAATGCAGTATGGGCGAAGTCCATGATTGCTATTGTGCTGTTTGTTATCGGTATCTGGATCGGTGGTGTTATGGCTGAAGGCCGGATCGTATCGGACTGCAAGTTTGCCGGTGCGTTCCGCGCTGACATCCAAGCGTTTACTTGCCAACGAAGGATTTAACCTATGAACCTACGCTGGTCACACTCTGCGCTGAAAGACTTCGAGGGCTGCGCTCGTCGCTACCACGTGGTCAAGGTGCTGAAGAAGTACCCGTTCCCTGACACCGAGCAGATACGCTACGGTACACAGTTCCATGAAGCCGCTGAGTTCTACGTCAAAGATGGCACGCCGCTGCCCGAGCAGTTTATGTATGCCAAGGACGTACTGGATGCACTGAAAGCCAAGCCCGGTCGCAAGCTGTGCGAGTTCGAGATGGCGCTTCGTGAGGACTTGTCACCGTGTGCATGGAACGCTGAAGACGCATGGGTGCGCGGCGTGGCTGACTTGCTCATAGTGAATGATGACAACCTAACGGCGCATGTCATTGACTACAAGACCGGCAATAACAAGTATCCCGACCGAGATCAGCTAGTGTTGATGTCGCTGATGGTGTTCGCCCACTTCCCACATATTCGTAACGTGAAGTCGGCGCTGTTGTTTGTAGTAAAGAACGACATGGTCAGGCAGGCTATGTCGCGTGAAGAAGCTGACGCACATTGGTGGAAGTACAGAGAGCGCATCGCTCGACTGGCTGCATGCCACGCTAACAATGTGTGGAACCCGACACAGACCCCGCTATGCAACTGGTGCGCGGTCAAGGAATGTGAATTCAACCCAAAACATTGAGGTGCACCATGACACAGACAAATGGCAAGCGTGACTACAAACACGCATACAAGTTACAGAAACAAACGGGTGAGACTGAAGATCAACTTGAAAGACAACGTGCAAGGAGAATGTATGACCGAAAGAAAATTGATAGAACCGGCAAGGATATTGACCACATCAAACCAATCCGCGCTGGAGGAACAACAACAAACGGCAACACGCGTCTTAGAAGTAGGAGTGCCAACCAGTCTGATAACGGGAAAAACAAGACTGCAAGGAAGCGCGATTAGTGGCAGACCTCGATACGATATTGATCGTGCAGAAATACCGCCGAGAGTTTTACGCGACTTGTGGATTACAAAGTTTGGCGCAGGTTGGGTGGATGCAGTTGATGTAGATAACGACTACGAAGCTGTGAAACAACAGTTGTGGTACGCGGGTATGTTGGAGAAGTTATATCGTCCGGACATCGGACGCGAAACATGGAGAGTATTCGATGCAAATACTTGAGAACAAAGCGCTCGTGCTACGTACACGAACGCCGGAGAAGTACAGAATCATTCCTAAGAGTCGAGTAATCAATACACACTCGAACGGTATTCACGAAGTCGCTGTTCACTGGGGGCTGGATGAAGTACGTGTACTCAAAAATCTTGGCGTCAAAAATGTCCCGTCTCCGATTACTCGCCGGTATGACTGGCCGGGGCGGTTTAAGCCTATGTCACATCAGGTTGAAACGTCGGCGTTCCTCACCATGCACCGCAAGGCGTTTGTTTTCTCTGAGCCGGGTACGGGCAAGACTCTCTCGGCGTTATGGGCTGCTGACTACCTTATGGCGCGTGGGGAGGTTCGGCGGTGTTTGATTCTCTGCCCGCTGTCGATTATGCACAGCGCGTGGATGCAGGACTTGGGCAACAGCATCATTCATCGGTCAGCAATCGTTGCCCACCATAGCCAAGCGTCGCGTCGTATCGAGATGGTGCAGGGTGACTACGAGTTCGTGATCATGAACTACGATGGTTTGAACCTGACCGCGCAGGAGATCATCGCTGACGGCAGGTTTGATCTGGTGATTGTTGATGAAGCCAACGCTTACAAGAACGTGTCAACAAAACGCTGGAAGGCGCTGTACTCAATACTGAAGTCCAACACAATACTCTGGATGATGACGGGTACACCGGCATCACAGTCACCCCTCGACGCGTATGGCCTGTCGAAGCTAGTCAACCCGGACGGCGTGCCGAAGTTCTACACAGCGTGGCGCGACAAGGTGATGAACAAGGTGTCGCAGTTCAGGTGGCTGGCTAAAGCCGATGCGCCGCAGAAAGTATTTGATGCACTGCAACCAGCGATACGGTTCACCAAAGAGCAGTGCCTAGACTTACCACCAGTTATTACCGTAACGCGTGAGGTGCCGTTAACACCACAGCAGGCCAAGTACTACATGCTGTTAAAGGAACGCATGGTGATGCAGGCAGCAGGCGAAACAATCACGGCAGTCAACGCAGCGGCATCGGTCAACAAGCTGCTACAGATCAGCGCCGGGGCATCCTACACGGACATGCAGGAGGTAGTGGAGTTCGACTGCTCGCCACGCTTGAATGTGTTGATGGAGGTGCTGGAGGAGACCGAGCGCAAGGTGCTGGTGTTCGCGCCGTTTCGCCACAGTATTGACACCATTACAACCTTTCTCAAGAAGAACAACATTGCCTGCGAGGAAATACATGGCGACGTTACTGCCACGAAACGTACTGCGATATTCAAGCGTTTCCAAACAGAGAACGAACCGCGTGTGCTGGTCATACAGCCTCAATCAGCAGCGCATGGTGTCACGCTCACCGCAGCAGACACCGTTGTGTTCTGGGGTCCTGTGATGAGTGTGGAGACCTACATTCAATGCTGCGCTCGCACAGACCGTAAGGGGCAGACTTCTGACAAAGTTACTGTGGTGCACATTCAGGGTAGCCCGATTGAAAAGAAGATGTTTGCACAATTGGCAAATCGTGTTGATGACCATTCATTACTGATCAAATTGTATGAGGAGGAGCTTGCAAGCGACAAAAAGCGGAAGTAAAATGTTTGACATAGCAGTACATAACAAAGGAGAAGTATATGACTGAGCAAATACCTTTGGCTCGGCTTGCGAAGATGTATCTGAAGATGCGGGAACGCATACAAGAACTGACGCAAGAATACGAGACACAGATCGAAGCCATCAAAGCGCAGCAGCATGAAGTCAAGATGGCGATGAAAGAACAGATGATGAGCAACGGGCAGAAGTCGGCTCGTACTGATAACGGTACCGTGATACTGAGTGTGAAGACACGTTACTCGACGCAGGACTGGGCTTCCTTCAAGGAGTTCATCGTCAAGCATGATGCTGTGGATTTGTTGGAGAAGCGCATCGCGCAGACCAACATGGCGCAGTTTTTGGAACAGAACCCCGGTCTCGTACCGCCGGGATTGAACTCTGACATGGAGTATGACGTTTCGGTACGCAGACCAACTAAGTGAGGACACAATGAATAGCATCGTTGAATTCAACGCATCACAAGTACCTTCGTTTGTTAAGAAGGGTGAAGTATCAGCAATCGCCAAGTCGCTCATGGGTGGTGGTGGCGGTGGTGGCAAGCGCATCTCCATTCGTGGTGGTGTGTTCCGTCTGGTCTCTGACGGCAAGGAAGTGGCATCGATTGAAGATCGTCACCTCGATGTCGTGGTGGTCAACGCAGCGCCGAAGATCAGCCGTATCTTTTACGCTGGCAAGTATGACGGTGACAACCCTTCAGCACCCGACTGCTGGTCTGCTAACGGTGAAACCCCTGACCCGACTGCTGGCAGCAAGCAATCAGCAACATGTGCTTCGTGCCCACAGAACATCGCAGGTTCAGGCGAAGGTAGTTCACGTGCTTGCCGTTACCAACAACGTCTTGCTGTAGCACTGGCGAATGATGTGGGTGGTGATGTCATGCAGTTAACGCTGCCTGCACAGTCGATCTTCGGTAAAGAAGAAGGCGATAACCGTCCGCTGCAAGCGTATGCACGTTTCTTGGCTGCACAAAACGCAAGCCCTGATCAGGTTGTCACACGCCTGAAGTTCGACACCAAAGCCGCTGTGCCAAAGCTGTTCTTCAAAGCGATGCGCTGGCTGACCGAAGACGAGTACGAGACTGTACAAGCACAAGGTCAAACACAGGCAGCAACAAACGCCATCACGATGACTGTTGCACAGACAGACAAAGTACCTGCTGCGCCTGCCGAGCCTATCGCTGGTACTGCACCGAAGGCTGCGAAGAAAGCCAAGCCTGTCGTGGTTGACGATGAAGCTGAAGAGCCGACCAAGCGCGAAGAGAAAGAAGTCGGTTCAGCGGTGCCAAAGAAAGGCGGCAACCTCGCCAGCATCGTTGATCAGTGGGACGACACCGACGACTAAGTTCATGGGGGAAAGCGGATGGTGTGGTGGTGTTCCTGAATTCCACATTTACTACACTGCAGCGAGTACCCCACCCCTTAAAGCCCAGCGGGAGGTGGCGCTAATAACACCCGCAGTGGGGGCCGGGGGTCCTTTTCGGTTGTAGCTCCATACTTCGGTGACCCCACACTTTTATAGGAGAAAGAAATGTTTGATGGCAAAACATACGACCCAGAACGCGACAAAGAAAGATTAAAAACGCAACTGTTTAACGTGTGGCGCTTAATGCGGGATGGGCGTTGGCGGACACTAGAACAAATCTCTGAACGTGTCTGCTGCCCCGAAGCAAGTGTCAGCGCCAGACTACGTGACTTTAGGAAGAAAAAGTTTGGAGGGCACACCGTTGAACGCGAGTATGTTCGCAGGGGTCTTTTCAAATACCGTGTCATACCAAACGAATAAATTATGGCCTACTCTGAAAACATTCGATTCGAGGTTGCGAAAGCACCCAAGACCATTGGCAACCAGCTTGGGCGATGGGCAATACATCTGGATTTTCCGGTGATAAAGATTGCACAAGCTACTGGCGCTACACGCCAGACGGTTTACAACTGGTTCAAAGGCGGCGAGGTTCTACAGGCGTACAAGAACAACGTCAACACACTCATAACAATCCTGCAGTCCTCACCGACTGCTGAAGAAGCTTGGAGAAAGACATGCAAAACATTCGACCTTCGTCCTTGACCGACAAAGAGTTGTTTCATTACGCCGGTCAAATGGTGGATGAAGACAAACCTGTGCCGCCTGAGTGGATACAAGAAATGGTTCGCCGCTTTTTCTCCGGCAAACTTCAAGTGCCTACGCCGCGCTTCCAAGACTGATCACCCAAGGAGAGTACCTTGCATCCGCTCGATTTTCTAGCGGCTGTGTTGCCGTCTGCGGGTGATTACTACTGCGTAGCGGAACTTAGCTCAATAAAAAAAGATCATTTCTTCACCAAGGATTTAAATGACATACCACCGAAGGTTGCTGAGTACGCCGCTGCTGACTACGACATTTACTTTGCACTAGCGTCTTTTGAGAAAGCGAACGCACGTACGGCTGCAAACGCGGTCAATGTGCGCTCATTCTTTGTAGACCTCGATTGTGCAAAGGCAAGTGAGAAAACGTATGCCACAAAGAAGGAGGGGCTGGCTGCGTTTATTGCGTTTCTGGAGAAGACCGGACTCGACGAGCTTGGCACACCGTTCATCGTTGACTCGGGTGGTGGCTACCATGTGTACTGGCCGCTGACAGAAGATGCGCCGATCTCTAAGTGGAAACCTGTTGCTGAGAACTTCAAGCGCCTGTGCAAACAGGAAGGGCTGAAGATCGACATGAACGTGACGGCTGACGCCGCGCGGGTCTTGCGCATACCGGGTACGCTTAATCACAAACGTGAGCCATACAAGACCGTCACTATCAAGGCGGTGGCAGACCCCATCGAGTTCGACTTTGATGCGTTTGCCAATCTCGTGCGCAGCCAACTCAATGTGCTGCCGGTTGAGACCACGAATGTGTTTGACCTGCCGGGGGTGCGGCCTACCAAGCCGTCATCCAACATTGACCCGTCTGCGTTCAAGAACAGCGTCACGTACTTCAAGAAAATCATCGACAAGACCAAGGCCGGTACAGGCTGCGGACAGATCGCACACTACATAGAGAACGCGGCTGACGATGGCATGGAGCCGATGTGGCGTGCCGTACTATCAATCAGCTACAAGTGTGAGGATGGCGAGAAATGGAACAAGCGCCTGTCAGCACTCCACCCATACACCGAAGAGCGCATGCAGCAGAAGCTGCGTGAAATTAAAGGACCATACCCCTGTACAAAATTCGATAGCGAGAACCCCGGTATCTGCACCGGGTGCCCACACTGGGGCAAGATCACCAACCCGCTGGCGCTCGGCAGAGATGTCGCTGTCAGCTACGAAGAGAAACAAATTGAAGTGTCGGTCACGTCCCACGAAGGCGACGTGCTAGAAGAAGCCACACCGATAAGCTACACCCGACCCATACCACCACGCGGCTACGCATACGGCGAGAAGGGCGGCATCTTCAGGGAGGTGGAGGACGAAGACGCTGACGGCAAGAAGTCCAAGCGCAGGGTAGAGATTCTTCGCTACGACTTGTTTGTGGTTGATGTCATGAACGCCAACGGCGAGCACAGCGTGCACATGGTGGCTATGCGCCCCGAGGGGGCAGTGGATGTCATCCTGCCGCAGAAGGCCACCGTCAGTAAGGACGAGACCGTCAAGTGTCTGGCCTCGCAGAACATCCTTGCGTCATTCGGTTCGGGCAACGACAAGAACTTGTTCGAGTACGTCCGCGCAGCGGTGGAGGCGTTCAGTAGCAGCCGCAAGGCGACCAAGATACCGGCAAGCTATGGCTGGCAACCGGACGGTTCTTTTGTTCACAACAACACCATCTACTTCCCAACCAGTGTCACTTCTTCTCCCCGCTCCATGCCTATGCCGGGGCTTGAGAACTTGTACAACGCTACGCGACCACAGGGCGACATTGAGCACTGGCGTGCCATGTGGAACTTGATGATTGCCAAGGAGCACTACGAACTGCTGACCATGGCTTGCGTGGGGTTCGGCTCACCGCTGATGGCCTTCACCGGCCTGCATGGCATGACGTTTCACTTAGGCTCTACCGAGTCCGGCACCGGCAAGACGTTGGCGCTGCAAATGGCGGCATCTATCTGGGGGCATCCTGACCGGTACCGTGTGGGTAAGGCGACCTCTGACGTTGCCATGCTGCAACGTGCTGGCTTGCTGAACTCGCTGCCGCTGATCTCTGATGAGATTACTGCCAAGAACCGCAAGGACATGGAGTGGTTCCCGGCGTTCATGTTCGACTACAGCGAAGGGCAGGGCAAGGATCGTATGGAGTCCGGTGCCAACAAAGAGCGCCTCAACACAACGCTCTGGAAGGGTTTGTCGCTGATGTCCTCCAACACCCACGTCACCGACTACATGACCGGTGCTCGTAAGCACTCCTCGGAAGGCGAACTGCGGCGTATGCTGGAGTTGACCCCTACGAAGCAGCTAGAGTGGACGGCGGACGAAGAGTCCATCATCATGGCCTTCGGCCAGAACTACGGCATGGCAGGGCCGCTATTCGCTCGCTGGCTGGCTCAGAACCGGGAGACTGCCAAGAACATGGTGGTCAAGGTCAGGCTGCGTCTGAAGGCTATGTTCCACGCCCGTGGTGATGAGCGGTACTGGGTAGCAGGTGCGGCGGCGGTTGTGGCAGGGGCAATACTTGCCGGTAGTAAATACGCCAACATCATCGACTTGCCTGTAGAAAAGATTATGTTGTGCCTGAAAGCCATGATCGAGAAGGCACGCGGCATCATGAAGGCCAGCGTGCGTACGGCTGAAGACATCCTGAACAGCTACATCCGTGAGTACTACGGCAACTTCGTGGTGCTGACCGCAACCCCTGACGGTATTGGCGCTTCCTTCGGTAACGGTGGGCTGATTGACCAGACTACTATGCGGTCGGATGTCGCGGGGCGGGTGGAGCACAACACGGCTCCGGGGTTCACGGACTTTTACATTGAGGAGCAGCTATTGAAGGCGTACTGTTCCTCCATGTCGTTTGGCTACGCGGACTTCAAGCGCCAGCTAGAGGCTATGTACCGCACCACCTACATGCGCAAAGACATGATGTCCAGAACCAAGGGGCCACCGATGCGGGTGAACGTGATGCGTATCAACCGACCCAATACGGACGATGACCTCGCAACAGAAATCGCTGCTTAAGGTGAAGTACCCGTGGGAGAAGACACCCCACGGGCATAGCTTTTTTGTACCGAGCCTTGACCCCGTAGCTACGCGCCGTGAGGGTCTGCAAGAAGGTATCCGTGTGCGAATACTCGGGAAGGCCGTCACTTGTATCTGGAACGGTCAACTCGGGGTTATGTTTACTCGCTCACGGCAGCAACGTTGAACGCCTTGGCAAGTGCGATCTTGGCTTGGCGAATCTCTTTCAGGCGCTCCGTCTTCTCATCCGACGACAGCGCTGATGCCCTGATCTGCTTCTCCAGCGTGGTCAACTCGCCCACATCCTTCTTGAAGTCCTCGGCAATATCAGCGAACACGATCTCACGGCTGTAGCGTTGAGCCAGCGCCTGTGCTTCTGCGGCACGCCCCTCGTCCACATACTTGTCGAACGTGTTCTTGATCTGCTCATACCGCTTGGCACGCTCATACATCGAGGTAATCTGCCCCGGCGCATCAGAGGCTTGGAACAGCGAGCCAATAACCGGCATCTCTGACAGGCGCTTGGACGGCGCTTCTCTATCGGTTGGCAGTATCGCGTTTGCCGCCTGCATGATGGACAGACCCAAACCGCCTGAGTAGCCTGCGACGAAATGCTCAATCATGATAGGCGACACCGTGCCGCCTGTGGCTTGGCTAAACAGCTTGGCAAGCTCGCTAGTACCCGCACGTACGCGCTCGGTTGGCAGCAACTCCTGCTCCTGCGCACTTTCAATGTCACGTCCGGTGAAGAACGACTTGTTGAGCGAGGCTTCAATGATTGGCTTGATGGCCTGCGGCTGCGTCGATACACCCAACGGAGAAGACATAGCCACCATACCACCCAGCGCCTTCAGTACCTCACGAGCCTCTGCGTCCTTGCGGCCTGCCAGTATGACGGCCTCCGGCAGCGCCTTAAAGATCAGACCCACTTCAAACGGGATCGGTATCTTCAGCGGGTCTTTCACGCCGGGAATACGCACAAACCAGTTCTGCAAGCGGGTGCGCATGTCAGCGTTCTCGTATGCCTCATCGTCCTGCATCATGGAGGCGTACATCACGGTCAGCGCACTCATCATGGAGGCGCGGGTGTAGAACTTCTGCTTTTGTTTGAGCGCTTCTGCGTACGGCAGCTTGCCGGTAAACGCTTCCCATAACACGTTCAAGCCCTGAATCTGTGCGTTCAAGAACGGCACCATCATGTTGAGCTTGTACAGCGTGCCGGAGGTACCGCGCTTGCTGAAGTTCATGGCTTCGAGCGCGGCGAGTGTAGCCTCCATATCCGACAGACCCTGCTTGCGGAAGTCGTTGTAGAGCGCCACACGGGATGAAGCATCTGCCTTCATCGCCACCCGATCCAGTTTCGCCAGCGCCTGCTCCCAACCCGGCTTGCCAGATACAAGCTGGAGCATGATTTTTTCCATGTCTTCTGAGGTGCCAGAAATAATCTGACCACCCAGCACACCGCGCTCCTGCAAAGCTTTCTCGCCTTCACTCTTACCCGCCCACATCTTCTGGAGTTCGCCCAAGGCACCGACCACCGGCTTCATATCACCGCCAGTCAGCAAATAGTTTGACGTTGAGTCACGGACAATCTGGCGCACAGAGTACGCAGGGTTACGGGTAATCATGGCACGCATAAACCGCGCAGGCACGCTCATCAACTTAACGAACCCGCCCATCTGCGTGACGGTGCCGTGCAACCCTTGCACTAGCATTTCAGCAGGAACGCCAATCGCGTCGGTATCTACCCTTGCGTGGTATGGCACGCCGTCAATCTTGAAGCGAATGACTTCCGGGCTGGCGGGGCCGGGACCTTTGACAATACCTTTAGTCTTGCCGGTCAGTTCATTGACTTTGCCTTGCAGCAGTCCCGCGCTTTGCAACGTGAACGCCACTTGCTTGGTTGCCATATTGCGCAGACCCATGTCGGTCAGCAGCGCCGTGTTTTGCAAAGCAGCGGTGAAGAAGTCTTTGGTGTCTTCCTTGCCACCCACCAACTCATTCAGATACGGCTGATTCTTGATGTCACCAATAGTTATCGGGGTACGGTCGCCAATCTCAAACAGGACGTTGTCACCCTGTACACGGTAGAAAGGCACGTAGTCGTTAGTCGATGACAACTGAGCGCCAAGCTCTTTGGAGATAGCGCCTGTCTTGACCAGCCAGTTGATCAAACCCTTGTTGTATTCGTTGTACTGCTTACGTGCAGCTACAAACTCAGGTATTGCGTCACCGGCTGCGATAGTGGCTTCGATCTCTGCGGTGGTCGGTGGCTTCTCAAAGTTCAGTACACGAGCGCCTACACGCTTGGCACGGTAGGCTTTTAGGTAGGCATCAAACGCGTCGCGTACGGCGGCTGAGTTACCCAGACCTTTGACCTTTGCCAGTGTGTCAGCAACGTCTTTCAGAGAAGCAGTGCCTGCCTCCTTGATGATGTAGTTGCCCTTGTCGTCCTGCTCAATAGTACGTGCGCCGTTGGTAGCGGTTGTGGCGGTAAACGCCATACGCTGATCGTGCATGCGAGCGTAGTACATCATCTGCATAGCTTCCGCAGAGTTCTTCAGGTACGACGCAACTTCTTTCAGCGGAGCAAACCGGTCAACCAGCGCGGTACGAGCGCCCAGACCTGTGACGTTGGAGAACACCTTGTTAGTGCTCTCTGCGGGAGCCACGCCTGTCTTGGCATTAAATGCAGCAAATGCAGGGTTAGCATCGGCAGCGTACTGCGCAGCACCACGACGGAACACAGTCTCGCCAGACGGATTACGGTATGCGCCTAGTGTGTTGTTGTAAACGCCTTTGTGGGCTTCACGCAGCAGGTAGAAGATGTCTGATGTCGAGGCCGTGGGCAGTTCAGCAAAACCCATCTTACGCATCGCGGCACGTACAGCGCCAATCAACGCCTTGATAAAGTCACCTGCTTTTGCCAAGAACCCCTTATCAACCGAGGCTTCCTGTACGTGCGCCAACATCTCACGCAGAGCGCGGGTTTGGCCTTCACGCAGGATGTTGTTCAGTTCTTCTTTGCTTGCACCACGTTCTTCTGCTTCACTGTACTTACGGGCGGCTGCTTCGGCAGCGTCCATGACATCTTCTTCAACACCGAGTTGCCGTGCAACACCAATGATGCCATCTTTGTTTTTGTCCAGCGCCTTGTACAGCGCGTCCATGCCCTCACGGCCAAGCAGCGTGTCTGTGCCATAGTGCCCTAGTTCGTGCGCAACGGTCTTCTCCAGATCAAGCAAACTGGTGTGGTGGTTACCAATGACAACTACTGTGCCGTCCGGCAGCACGCCGCCCTTGACCTTGCTAGTGTTTACATCCAGACCATCACGCGCCATGGCTTTTATAAACTTGCCCGGTGCGTTCAACAGGTCTTTGGCGTAAACAAACTTGATGCCCTTTGGCAGCTTGGCTTTTACCTTGTCAATAAACGCCTGCGCTTGGTCAGCGTCAACTGCGTTTTCAACAGCTTCGCCAATACGGAAGGCCGTACCATCTTGATCAATCGGCAGCATGTCAGCGCCGTAGCCCGTATCCTCGCCAAGTTTTTCAAAGTATTTAGCCTCTGCATCGCGCAGGGCTTTCTTATACTCGGCGCTCTTGGCACCGTACTTCTGCTTTGCAAGTTCAACTTTAGAGTCTGACTTAGCAAAGCGTGCAGCCGCATCACGGCCCTGCGCGGTGCGCAGCGGCTTGGTAGCTTTTGGTCGAGGCGCTACATCGGTGACGTTTGCCTGACGCGCCAGCGTGCCAGCTACAGTAGCAAAATCTTCAAGGTTTTCTTTAGCACCCGCACGCTGTGCTTTGGCTACCGGTTCGTCTGCCTCAACTTCGTCTTCAATTGACAGACGGCGCTCTTTACTAATAGGCACAGACTTCTTCGCTGGTTTACCCCAACCCACACCTTTAACTGGCTCACGGGTAGCATACGCACCTTCAGTTTTCTTTTGCCTGACAGGCAGCCCTGTTTCTTTTTCAACGATCTGTACTTTTTCACCCGTCTTCTTGTTTTCACGTTCAACAGGCACCACGGTGCGTTTGGTTTTTAGCAAGCCTTCGCCTGTGGCAACACGACGCTTGAACTCTTCAGCCTGTTTGCTGGCCGCTTCTTTGGCGTTAGCAAGTTCTTTCTCAGCTAAGGCGACCTGTGCACGCTGCTTGTTAGCTTCAGCTTGCGCCTGACGACGTGGGCCACCCACAAGATCAACATTTGCCAACTTGTCCTGAAGCTCTTTGAGCTTGGCTTTTTCTCTAACGATGCGCTCATCCGCCGCCGCCAGTAAGGCTTCATTTCTCGTGTCTCCTTCAGCAAACTCTTTGTTTGCTTCTCTGCGTTGCTTTTTAACCGCATCAACATTTTTCTCTGCTTCTTTAACTTGACGCTCTAGCTCCGCAATACGCGAGGCAGACATGTTCTTTTGTTTAGCCGTACGTAGTTCAGACTGTCTGGCAATCAGAGTTTGCTCCGCAGCCACTAACAATTCTTTATCAAATTCTGTGTCGTACGAAATTATTCTGCTGGCGCGAAAACGAGCTTCTTCTAGACCTTCTCGTACGGCTTTGATTTCCTGCTCTAACGCACTTGCTTCCTCAAACAAAGCATCAAACTCCGGTGACATGCGAGCGTCTTCTGGCATGGCTGCTTTTAGTTCGGCCAACCGTGCTTCAAATACCGGTACTTGTTGTTCAAAGCGTTGAATGATCGGGCCGTAGATAGCCTGACCACGTTGTGCACGAATCTGCGCGGTCAAGTCCCGCATCGTTTCTAAGATGTTTGTTTCTTTACTACGAATTTGATCTTTTAGCTTACGCGCTTTGTCTTCTGCTTGCGATGCCTCGTATGGCCCGCGCTTACCTACAGCCGCTTCAGCAGCTTTAGCGTCTGCTATTGTTTGCTTTAGCGCCGCAACTTGCTTGGACCCAAGAAACTTCTGAAAGTTTGCTGCGCTGGCACGGACTACACCAAGGTCTTCAGCGCCAAATAATGCACGTTGCCCACTTTCTATACCCGGTGCCTGCGCTTCGCGCATTGAACGCACTGCACTTGCAAGCCCCGGCAACTCATCTTGTACGCGCTGCCCAAGCATTACACGGTTAGCGACATCCTCTGCACGATCTAAAACTTCGCGGGTGGCTGTGCCATTGTCGATGGAATCTTGAACTTGCGTTAGTAGCTGACGGGCATTACGCGGGATTGTGCTGCTTGGTATCGCACGCTCAAGCAAACCGCCCACATAATCACGCTGACGGCGTAACTGTCCTTCCAAAGTCTGCGCAGTCTCGCCACGTTCTTCAGCAACACGTTGTGCTTCACGATAGTTGCTTTGTGCAGTTAATGGGCCTTCTGTTGGTAGCCCCTGCTTTCGTACTTCAGGACGTGCCGTCAGTAAACGTGCGCGAATAACATCAAGCTGTCGCGCCAAAGCTTTCTCTGATGCCTGACCGTTTATATACGCATCAAGCGCGACGTTCATTTGTGCTGCTGCCCGTGTCGCATCTTCAGTATTTATTGGCTGTTGATTTTCGGCTGCACGCTGGTTAGCCACTTGATTTAACAACGAATCAATGTAACGCGGCTTGGCTTCTACTGCCTGCTGGCGCAGGATGTCGGAGGTAGCAGACGCAAACTTGCGCATGTCAGGACGAGAACTGTCCAGCGTCATGCCGGTGGCAATCTTGTCCAGATTCTCTTTCATCTTCACCAACGCATCATCTGCCTGCTCGGCAAAATCGTTAGCCTTTGTTCTGTAGTTCTGCTTCTGTAAGCCGGGTTCGACAGTCACGCCCGGCGCACGTTGTTTAGCTTCACGAGATATTGTGCCTGCAAGATCGCCAGCTAACTGTTCTGTACGTTGTTCGCTCGCTTGTTTTTCAAAATCACGTTGTTGTGATTCAATTTGATTAAACAGACGGCCCGCTTCTTCCATTTCGCGCTGACCACGAACATCCGCGCCCATACGTTGCAGAGCTTCTTTTTCAGCCGCAAGCGTTTCTTTGGGTAAATTTCTAAGCTGCCCACGCAACGCTGAAAGTATGGTACGGCTTTCTTTGGCAGAGAAACCGGGGATAGGTAGCTCGTTATCCACCAGCGCCTGCGCTCGTGCCGGATTGCGCATCAGAATATCAACCGCGCCGTTACGAAGGTCTATGTCAGACAGCGGCTGTATGTTGTTGTAGTACTGCAAACCAGCTAAAGCGTCTTCCGTATCTTTCTCAAGACGTGCAGTAGGAGACTCAGCTTCAAACGGAGCCGGTGCCTGCAAATCCGCCATAGTACGAGCTTCTGGAACAGCAGCGGCAGCAGGTTCTTCAGCTAACCCCATTTGCTCCAGTTGATACTCTTGCGGAGTCATGCCAGCCACGCGTGTTTGTTCGCGCAGTGCAGGTAGCTTGGCTTTAACTTCGTTGTATTCAGGCATCAACTCCTGAATCTGTGTGCGCAGACCTTTGAGTTCTTCTGTCTTGGCGATGTAGGCTTCTTTGGCTTCGTCGGTCGCACCCTTACCCGGCTTCTTACCGCGCTCTGCCAGCAGCGCTTTCTCTTGAGCCTTCAGCGCATCAAACCTATCGCCCACACCCAGCACGTACTGCGGGTCTTGGAGTTGTGCCTGTCTTTCGGCTTCACGTTGTGCTGTTTCAGCTTCTTTTTGTAACGCCTCGCCCCGCGCTACCTCTTCCCGCGCACCGCCACGCTGTGCTACTCGACCTGCTGCACCCACTGGCGTACCAAACAACGTCGCACCATACGCAGCTTCTTGGTATTCCTTTAACGCGTCGTTAGAGAGCAGAGGTAGGTCAGCCTGCCAACGCTCCAGCATTTGCTGAGTTACTTCGGTAGGGATTTCAGCAACTGCACCACGTGCGCCGCCTTTTGCTAGTACCTTCTTGAGACTTTCTTCTGCCAGTTCACGTGTGGCTGGGTTGACCAGCGCCTGCGCGGCTTCTCTCTCGCCAATACCTAGCATGCGACCTACCAGCTTGCCGCCAAAGGTAAAGCCCAACATCAAACCTTCCGCAGCGGTTTGCCCGACAGCCGACGTTAAAGTTTTACCCGGCTCTTGTGCAAGTCCTTCGGTAGCACGGCGCTCTGCACCTGTACCGTACGATTGTAAAAAGATGGGTGACAAAGCACCTATGGCACCGCCAACAAGCGGACCAGCAGGACCAAAAGGCGTACCTGCTATGGCACCCAAACGCCCGCCAGCGAAGGCTTCTGCAAGCTGTGGGGACTGTTCTGCAATGAACTTCGGGGCTTGGCGCATCACCTCGCCAGCGGCGGGGAATAGCCCTTCTTCAGCGTACTTCTTCTTGACAGCTTCGAGGCTCAGTTGTGAGGGGGTCTCGGCCTCTAGTGCACGGGCGCGAGCCGCGCCGCGTTGAGCGGCTTCTTCTGCACCAAACGGAGTTTCCAGCGCGGTGCGCTGTGACGACAGTAACTTCTTGAGACCGGCAACACCACTTTCAATGATGCCAACATCACGGCGCGGTTCTTCTTGCTGCCCTTGCTGTGCCAGAAACGAGTTGAACATACTCGTCGCTTGTTCTGGTGTGGTGCCAACAGGAACCTCAAAACGCGCAATCCGGCCATCCGGCATCTGAAACCGTGCTATCGGCATTTCTTTACCCCTAGAGGTTTACTGAATGTCTATCAACCGAGCGCCGCCGCCCACGCCAAGCGGAGGAGGCGCTACACCACCGCCTTCAGGATACGGCATCGGCAAACCAGAACGCCTAAACACGTCATTAAAGATTTGCCTTTTTGCCGCGTCTAGTTTGGCTTGATCCAGCCCTGCCAGTTTACCCGCATTAGATTTTTGCCATGCTTCATATTCTTGACGCGCATTATCAGTGGCAATGTTGACCGGGTCTTTGTTACCCCCGTACATTTTCATTCCGGCTATATGCCCTGCCACTTGCTCACGAACACGCTGCAACGCAGCCTCGTCAGCCATACCCTGTCTTTCAATTTCTGTTTGTGCTTGCAGCAGTGCTCGCTTCTCTTGCGAAACAGTTTGGTTTTGTGCGTTAACAATTCCAGAAGCCGTCTCAACACTCTTACCGGTAATGTTAACCACCGCATCAATTTGCGCTTTCTTGACGTTGAGTCCCGCTTCCATGGCTCTGTCCATGAACTGCTGCTGATCTTTCCAGTCACCACGGGCTTCGGCACGGCGTGCTTCTTCAATTGAGGCTGCTTGACGACGGCGCTCTTTAGCAGCTTCCTCTAGTTTCTCCAGACCCGCCATGTATTGCTTAGTGCCAACCTGCGCCCCTTCAGCAATATTCTGTAAAGCAAACTGCGACTTGCCGCCAGCAATTGCCAAACCAGCGTTGACCAACGCCATGTTGAAGTTCTTCGCTTCTTTACCTTTGGCCGACTCTTCTTCTTTAGCAAGAAGTTTCTCTAAGCCTTCGTAAGCCTGACCTTTAGGTTTACCTTGCTCGCGCAAACGTGCGCGTTCTGCAAACGCTGCCTCAATATCACCAGACAAGCCGCCGTAAAGACGCTCTACGTCAGGCATAACATTTTGTACTTTAGCAAGTTCAGTCGCTAAATCAGTTTCTTTACCCGGCGTAAATGCGCTTGCTGCTGTCGCTTCTTTCTTTGGTCCTGCCGCTTCTTCTTTTTTGGCTACACCTGCGCCTTTGCCTTTACCCTTGCCTGCACTAGGTGCAGCGGGTGGTGCTGTTCGTGCGTCGATGAAACGCGGTGCTACTGGGGCTTCTGGGCTTGAAGTCAACTCTGCTGTGGGTGCAAGTGCGCCTGCCGCGCTAAAGTCCTGACCTTTGTAGCCACCGCCACCGGTATCTAGTTCTTCTCTACGCATACGCGCCAGTGCTTCAGGAGCCTGCTCATACGCCATGATGCCGGTACGATCTTGTTTCCCATACCTGATTAGCGGGGTCTTGCTTTCGAACGGCAAGTTACTAACGGTTTCGTATGCACGCCGTCCGTAGTTCATGACGTTACTTGGTATTTCTGCCAGCGAGCCAAAGAATCCAGAAATCTGTTCACGGCGACGGCGTGCAAGTTCAGCCTGTTCATCAGCCGTCAACCCGCCTTTATCAAACGCCACAATCCCACCGTCCGCGTACTCTTGCTGTACTGGCAGGTTCATGATGCCCACGTTCTCCGGCAGCATGGCGACTTGTTGCTCCATCTTCTGTTTCACAGATGGTTGCTGCGGACGACTCATCGCCTCCTGCCCTGCGGCAGCATCCACCATCGGCTTCTTGATCTGCAACGCCATCATGGCAGCAGCTTGCGGAATGGATTTATCTTTACCCTGCATCACGTCAAGAAGCCGAGCAACGGGGTAACTCATCGCCGCCTTGAAGTACGAGTTGATGTTAGCGCCGATCATGATGCACTCCTCATAACATTGCGCACGGCTAACTCAGCCAGCCCTGCCGGAGCTTTTTCTTCTTCAACCGCGCCACCTTCTTTCATCACGCCGGGACGACTCAACCCGTACGCAGCCAGACCTAGACCGCCAACCTGTGACAGCATTGATGGCGGTGCTTGATACTGCTGATACGTAGTTTGTGACAACGGACCACCACGCAGAATGTCCGACATGAATGACAACTGCTGATACGGCTGACCACGCTGTGACAAGAAGTCTTGATATGCCTGATCCAGCGCTGTTTGTTCACGCTGCTGTTGTTGAGCGCCTGCTTGAGCTTGCGCACGCATAGCGGCTTCTTGCTGACCAAACTGAGTCTGCCCTAATTGACCCAAAGTACTTGCACCTTGCAGCCCCAGACCGGCACCGCGCAAGCCAAGATCAGCACCAAACTGTTGTGCCTGACGCGCCTGCTCAAACGCCGTCTGCATACCACGACCATAAATATCTGACTGTAGCTGACCGAGGTTACGCTGGCGCTCGGCTTCCATAAGGGCCGATCTTGAACCACCAAATGCGCCGCGCTGTGCAGCCATGGCTTGTTGGGTTTGCCCTTCCATTGCGGAACGACGTGCTGCTTCACGTAACTGCGGCTCAAGAGCCAAGTTAGTAAATGGCGACATGTATGCACCCATCGACCCCGGCGACGTAGCTTGTTGGGCATACTGCTGACCTGCCCCCATACCTTGCAAACCTGCAAGACCTGCCATTTGTGTGCCGGTGCCAAGCTGTTGTGCAGGGCCAAGATTGGCTGCTGCTTGCATCGACTGCTGTTGCAGTGGGCTGAACTCAGCTACACGTTGTCCGCCGTAGGCTTGATATGGCGACTCTGTCAGCGCCTCGGCTTTACCCAGCATGCGCTCGACATACGGTTTGGCATACTCAGGGATAGTGGTTGTGGTCTGCGTAGTGCTAGTGGGTTGTCCTCCACCACCGCCACCTGCATAGAATGTAAACCACTCTGGGTTAAACAACCACTTAAAGATATTCATAATTTTGCTCCTGCAACCCGGTACTTTTCTTTGAGACCAAATCGCTCCCACAGTCTTGTTGCTGATGCACGCGACGCGCCTTCAATGTAAGTTGCGCCAAATGCTTTCAGTAGCTCTGTGAACTGCGCGTAAGTCTCGTGGCCTGTAATCAACTTACCGCCCATCGTGACAACAAAAGCAACGCGATCACTTGGGCGGTTATAAAACTGAATCGTTGCAGCACCGTGGATAACGCCATCATCGTCAATGGCAACAACCAACATCCAAGTACCGTTTACTACAAAAACTTTAGCGTGTTCAAGACTATAGTCATCTTGATACGCCAAGGCCGCATCGATAAATTTTTCCACCTGCGGCCATAGTTGGTTCACATAATTAACATCTACGTGTTGTATTTTCATGCAGGCAAATGTTTATCCGCTCTCGTGTTTGCTGCAACCTTGTTTTTACCTACCGTTTTACTCCGCGCTTTCTGTACCCGATTCATCATCGCATACAATTTACGCGCTCCTGCTTCGGTGGAACCGTTACCCAGTTCGGACACGATACGGGCGGGAATAACGAATTCGCCATCAGCAAGGCGAGCAGGCTGTTTATTACCAATGACAGCAGGAATGGAATCAGATACGCCATCACCCGGCCCTTTCAGTAGTCGCCCACCATCAGAGTAGTCACCCAAGTTAGAAATACCCCCACCTGCGGCGTAACCGCCTATTTGACCTAGCCTGCGGTCCATCATCGCGTAGAAATCAGTCAGGCCAAGCTGCTGTTCAGGCGTTTGATATGGCGCAATGTTAATAGGTGCTGGGGCTAGTGACGCAAGGCCAACGCCACCCACAGGCGCAGCGATGCCGCCAGCAGTTTTGCTGCCAGTCTCTAATGGAGCGCGTGTCGATGCCGGAATGGTCATCGGCACACCCATCGGCGATCTAACTTGCTCATCCACATAACGTGGCGTAGTTAGTTGCGTAAATGTGTTTGTCTTTGGATCGAATGAGTATTTGTACGCGCCCTCGGTTTTTGTTGAGCCGCCTTCGGCAAACTTTGGTTCACCACTGTACGCGCTTACGCCCGCATCGCCGCTTGGCGAAATAACATTTACCGCTTCAGGGCGCTGCACCATCGGGTTGCTGTACATCGCTGTGTTGATACCTGCCATTGGGTATCCGGTGTTTGCACCTACGGCATTCATAGCCGCCATCTGTTCTACAGGGCCACCGACAGCCAAAGCCATAATGCCGCCCTCTGCTGCTTTGATCGGTTCACGTGCGGTGAAAGTAGGGTTAAAGTACACCTGCTCCCGTGAATCTGTAGTGGGGCTAACTGCGTACGCTTCAGCGTTGGGGTTGTATGCAAACTCATACGGGCGAATCATGCCCTTGTCTGGTGGTGGCGGTGCTTTAGGTTTTGGCTGCATCAAACTGTACAAACCATAAGCTGCACCTGCTGACGCGTAAGGATGCTCTTTGATGTAATCACCCGCGGCATCCATGCTGGGGTTTTTGATAAGGTTGCCAAAGTTAGAAAGGAAGTTTTCACCGGGCTGAATTGTTCTTGCAGCTGCTTGTTCTGCGGCAAATTTTTCGGCTACTTTAGAAGCCGTTGTCATGTCTCGCGCCGCATTTGCTTGAGCTAGATACTCTGGTGAAGTTGCATATCCTTTAACTGCGGATTCAAGACCGGGTGTTTTAGAAACCAATTCGGTGCTAGTTTTGCCAAGCTCTGCAACTTTACCAAGTTCCGCACCTTTAAACGGATTTAACTGCGCTTGCTGAAAAGCGTTGAGCACTTGATTCTGCCCAGCTAAATTAGGCGCTACCTGTGCAAACGTACTGCCTTGCTGGGCTAACGGGGCAAATGATTTCAAGCCGCCTAATGCTGGAGCCGCTTGGCTAAAGATACCCGGTGCAGCGGGAGCCACCGATGGCAATCCAGCAAGAGCAGGCATAGCTTTAGAAAAAATCCCGGCGGTCGGTGCAACCGCAGATGGCAATCCGGCAAGCGCAGGCGCAGCCTTGGCAAAAATACCCGCAGTAGGAGCAATCGCAGAAGGCAGAGCGCCCAAGATACCCGGTGCCGCTAGGTTTGCTCCAGCGTAAGACAAGGCAGGCATAGCTGCCATAGCCGCTCCACTACCAAGTGCAGTACCAGCAGTTAAGCCAGCACCAAGTGCAGATGAAGCGCCAGCAGCGCCTGCTAACGCAGAAGCACCGGCTGTTGCGCTTACAGCACCGGCAGCGGCGGGGGCTAAAAAGGCCATGATTTCACCTCAATGTCAATTGCAAGAAGTGTAGCACTTCACTGCGTCAAATCCTACGGTATCAGCCAACTTTCCAGTTGGTACCGTCTGAATAAACAGGCACCTTGCCGCTACCACCGCCTGCCACCGTGGAGCCAAATGTTGATACCGACGAGTCGATAACAAATGCTCTTGCCCCCACGCCTAACTGCGCAGCGCCGGGTAATGTTGCTACTTCGTAAACTCCACTTAAACAGAATCCTGCTGCAAGGTTATCAATAGTGCTGAAGTATTGGCGCAGGATGTTGTTGAGCGTGTCCTGATACTGCCGGTCATACTGCACGGGCGCAAATGGCAGCAGGGGCGCTTTAGTGAGCGTGATAGTTTTAAGCTGTCTTGCCATCGCAACTACCTCCTGCCGTCCGGTCTGACATCAATCCGGGGCACACCTAACTGCCATTGCGTACCCAACGTATCTGACTCGATCTTGAATGCCATCTGCCGCCCACGTACACGGCTATACACAATCTCGGTGAACTCTTGCACGTTGTATACCTGCTGCCCCGCATAAGACTGAGAAGACTGGATTGTTGGGCTCGGGGATACCCCATACCCAGAACCGGGGTTCTGCCGTGGGCGCACTACAAACCTAACGCGAGGCTTCTCTGGTGACGATGTAGTGGAATTATCAAATGTAATGTCCGGCAACATGCGCCACACAAACCCGTAGTTATGTCCATCGCCAATATCAAAGTCTGACGATTGAATGTACGCGCTGATTGCACTAGGCGGGTTGGTAGTGCCGTCATCAACTGCGGCTTCGTGATATACCAATAAGTTACCGCTAGTTGCCGCCATCGGGAACTGACGTAGCGGGCTGTCAAGCCACGCCGTTCTATCCATCGTGCCGTAATACCACACACGATCCAGATAGTTGAAGATTACATAACGGTCGATGACATCGGAATTAGCTGAGCAGTAAAACCACCATACTTCTGAGTAGCCTTCATTAACACCGGCAAAGAATTGCTCCTGCTGGTCGCGATTAATGTCACCAAATACATACTGACGCAGTGAGCATGGAAGCGTTTCAACCCGCCCTGAGTATGTATAGAACTTATCTACACCCATCCAATAAATGACACCCGCAGCGGTTGCCATCGCATTTTGAGATGCTATGGATATATTGTCAGCAAGTAGTGTGAACCCCCAAACAAGCGGAGGGCCGAGATACTGCATGGAGTAAATGGCAGCGTCCGTCCAGATAACAATTTCTTGCCGAGTCTGCAAAGCGCCGACAATATAGGAGCCGTGCGAAAGACGGTAATCACCCGCTTGGTTTGTTGGAGTTGGCTCCCAATCCGTGTAGCTTTCTTGCGCAGTCCAACGAATCACCATCGGATCAAGCGTAGTAGATGCGTACGTACCACTTGGGTCGTTTGCACCGAAGGCAATCACAATTCGCGTCGAATCCGACACCATTATTTCGTTCACTAGCGACGGCGTGTAAGTTCCGGATACCACCGTACCGCGTGTAGTCAGCGCCGGATTTGCCCCAGTCCCCGGTTGCCAGATATAAATGGCCCCACCACGAGGGTTGAATAGTAAATACTCGCCAAAGTTTGATTGACTCCACAGGCGCAACTGCACTTCGGTCGTTGACCCGTTTGAAAAGCCTTCGCCCCAACCGGGGAATGTGGTGGATTGCGATACTAAAGCGCCATTGCTTTGAGATGCAGCAGTTGTGCCATCAGCACCGCGAACGCAGCCAGTAAAATCTGTCGCCGTTTTACCTGAGTATGTGATGTACTCGCCGTTAATCCAAATAGCTCCACTGGCAGTAAATGCAGATGTGCTGACTACTGTAATGGTAGTCACGCTGTTATTAATGCCACCGTTTAACGTAGACGATGACGTGCCAGAAATAAACCCGCCCCATGGTGGAACACCCCATCCGGTGCCAACGGTGTTAATAGCAGGACCAACACTGATTTGATACGCCGCATCGGTAGCGGAGCCTCCATTACCTACGTCAGATGAGTTTGCCGCAACAGACGAGGTAATCGTGTATGAAGTGCCAGACAGCACAGACTGAATCTGAAATTCAGAGTTAAGAATAGCGGCTGTTATATTGCCGCCAAGACTTACTGCACTTGAGAAAGTAACAAAGTCGCCAGCCTGTAGGCTAGAAACTCCGGTATCAGTTACCGTGATTGTGGTTGAGCCGTTAGTCGCTGCAAACGTAGTAGTGTTTGTTGTGTTAGCGCGGATAGGCGTGATGTCGTAATAAGCACCGCCACTCTCTATATAAAACTTAAGGTTGGTGCCAACACCAGCAAGATTAAAACCTTTAAGCGTCACCCAGTTCCATAACGAACGACATATACCTTGAAAGGTGTTGTACGACAAAGCTGCCCAACCACCAATTTTCTCCGGGTAGCCGGAACGAAAGCGCACTTTATCGCACTCAAACCAACCACCTTCATTGGCAAGCGTCGTGCCTTCGCGGTTTACACCGGGGCGGAACTGAAGTTTTTGCAAAGGCATGATGCGTCCTTACACAGTGCCATACGCTGTTACGTTAGCTAACGCCGTAAAGTTACCGGACGAATCAAACTTACCGATGTTGGTAGCCCCGTATTTTAAGTACAGCACCCCACCAACCTCGACAAATGTGTAGTTTGTTGTGGCAATCGTGCCAGCGCCTGCCGCGACGCTACCTGTTAGATTGCCCGTGACGTTGCCTGTAACCCCAGCCGGTGCACTTACCGCGCCAGTAAGCGTTGACGTGCCCGCCACATTAAGCGTACCGCCAAGGCTAAAGTTGCCGACTACATGGTTTAGTTGCTCAACGACATTAGTACCATCCGCACGAAGCAAGACCGTTTTACCCGTGGGAATTGCTACACCTGTACCGGCTGCGGTGGTGTTACCAATAACGGTTGAGCAATAGATTGTTGCGGTGTAGCCAGAGACGTTGTTAACTACGTACAGTTTGGTAACCGGCGGTACATAGATAGCAAAGGGGGCTGCTGTCGTCGTAGTAAGTGAAATAGCCGCACATCGAGCCTGATCAGCCGCACCATTAGAAGCCGTCAAAGCTTGGTTGGCAGATACCGCAGCAACTAATGCCAGCCCAGATATAGCATCCTCAATAATGGTGCCGAGATTACTGTTGGTAGTCGAACCCCAAGTACCCGACTGTTCGCCGGTAGCAATTAATTCGATTCGCAAATCGGGGGAGTATGAACTTGGCATGGCTATTCCTTACTTTTGCCTGACGGCGTTGTATTGTTTGACGCACTGGTCGAGGGCTGCTTGGAGGCGGGCTGCGTCGGCACTGTACCCTGCAAGAAACTCTCCATCTCCTTTTGCCAATTCCGCACCGGAGGCTCCAGCGCAAGATCGGGCGGTACCGGACATGGCACCATCTTTGGAGGGGCGCTCCTGCCTGTCGCGCAGGCTGTTAGACAGAGCGGTAGCACGAGCGTTAATATCCCTGATCTGCGCATCCTTTTCCCTCCGCAGCTTATCTGCCGCTGCCTGCATTTCCTGCTCACGGGCTCTAGCAGCTTCCTGCCCTTTGGCGTACTCGGCGTACTGCTCTGCCTTTTCCTTCGCCCACTCTGCCTGCACTTCGGCTTTGCCCGCAGTATTGCCTTTATAATACCCGCCCCCAGCCGCCGCGCCAATAGCAAGCACGAACGTCAGCAAGACCCACGGGTTAAAAAACGCTGTCACTTTGGCGGTACCTTGGTGGCGCTATCGAGCTTCTTGTGCACTCGCACTTCTTTGCAGACCTGCACTTCTTTACCCTTCTTATCCTTCTGGGTGTTGCAGACCTTCTTTGTCTCCGCAGCATGAATCTGGAACGCCAAAACAGCACTTAACAAAACAGTAACAGCCATGCGTAGGCCAAGTAGCTTCATCATGTGATCTCCGGGTGTGGTGGTTGTACTGGGGCTGGTTTGCCGCCATAGCCTGTGGCGACGGCAGGCGAACTAATCGGGTCGATACTTGGCTCCATGCGTACAGGTGCTTGCGTAGGTGCAGGTGCCTTGGGTGCCGGTGGGGTCGGTTTGTCTTCCCTTTCTTCCTTGGTGGACAGGCCCGGTGGCACGAACTGCTGGAGCGCGTCTTTACCCTTAACTGCTAGTAGCGTAGCCAGTGAGCCAAGGATGTACTTGGACATATCCGACAGAATCAGGAAGAACTGTTTATCCGCTGGAGCCATCCCCGACATCGGCTGCTCGACGAACACCACTGAATACAAGCTAACGCCCACCATGATGATCACGGTGCAGCAGAAGGTTACAGCGATACAGAACTTAATTACTGCATCGTGTTGTTCCTGCGTCATTGCAAGGAACTGGCTTATCAGTTTTAGCGGGTTCATTGGGTTCCTCTTTCAGCATTTCCGGTTTCAGCAACTGATCCGGACAGGTTCCTGTTACAGCACATTGTGGGCGTTGGCAGCGCGGCTTGTCCCAGTTTTCGGGGTTTTGACAAAAGTACCTAGTCCGCTCACAGCCACTAAGCCAAACGACTGCCAGTATCAAGCATAGCCAACGCAATTTCATAGTGATGCTCCCTATCTGCCAATCCAATAAACCCGCCGTTAATCGCACGGGTTAAGCCCTTGAAGTCATTGCCATCAACAAACCGATTCAGCTTGTTTGTCTCCCAGAACCAGCAGGCACTCTGCGCCGCGCCTTCGAAGGTCTCCAAGTATTCCGATGCTTGTTGGGGGGTCAGGTCAAGCGACGCACCAAACCAAAAATAATTATCCTTGCCAGTTAGCTGGAGAATTCCTCTTCCCCGGTAGGCAAAGCCCTCGGCAGACGCTTCGTCACCATTACCCATCCTGTTAGCGTATACACGACTGGCGATCTTCTTGGGGTTGCGCTCGTACTGTTTGGCAAGCTCAAGCGTTGGGAAGTACTTCGGGAATACGCGCATCAGACCTGACGCTGAGTAGTTCAGGTTCTCGGTAACAAAAACAAAGCCGCCCGACTCATGTCCGCACTGGGCGAGGAACGCAGCCACACGCTTCGGGGTGTTAATCTGATACTCATCGAGGAGAGACTTGCCGCCGAACTCAGTCTGCGGGCCGAACAGGGTGTCGTACCACTGCTGCGCATACTTGGTGTTGGGCGCAAACTTCTTGAACTGTGCCAACGTGATCATTTGTCGTACATCCTTTCAATCAGTATTTCCTTGCGCAGTTCCCGCATCTTCCGCACCTCATGCACCGCTGCTTGCGTCGCGTAGTACATGTCGTAATACATAAACGCTAAGACCGGCATCACAATAAAGAACATCAAGAGAACCGCCATCACCACAACAATCAGTGACCAAGGGACATTCTCATCGTCGCGCTTCTTGTCGTCAGCCACAGGAGTCCCACCGCCCATATAACTACGAACACCACTGCCGAGACCCATGCCACCTTTGACTTGATTTCCGCTATTCTTTTTCTGCGTCGCCATGTTGCTATCTGTGCAAGTCTAAGTTCCTCTGCGTGGGCTACCTCCTGCTCGGCAACGATCCGCTGCCACATCTCTTCAAACTTACCCCACAGCGCACCCAACTCCGGCGGGGCTTTGTACACCATCGTCTCGCGTATTTCTACCAGCATCGCATCGAGCCTCGCGGTAATCAGAATGCGCTTTAATGCCCGCCTGCCAATACTTTCTTCACCCTTGTATACCTGCTTTGCTTCCAACTGCTCTTTCAAGAACACCTTGCTGATTGCATCATACGCATCCATTAAAGCGCCCAACTGATTGCCGATGTCGGTGAATACGTCGTTCGGATCAGCCTTTGCCACTTCCTGCACCCGCTGCACTTCCGCGTGATACTGCTGCTTTTGTACAGGTGTTGGGTCAACAATCTTGTTGTACTGCTCCTTTAAATCTTTCAGTACGTCACTAACATCCCCCGCCGCGCCTTTGATCTCTTTGTATAACTGACAGCCTTTTTTGACTGCCGCGACAGCGGCGTTTGCAGCAGCCAGTAGGGTTAGCGGGTCAATTTATTCCTCCATCAACGAAATGCAGGGCCACCAACCCACAGTACTAATGAACGACGGATGCCTTTTGTTACTGGCGCTACTCGGTGTAATGTATACGACGGAAAGAACCAAGCCCGTCCTTTTATACACTCAAGCGTTTGTACTTCGTCGTTACATGTTTTAACCTGAAATTCTCCGCCTTCAAACTCTGAGGGGTCTGACAGGAGCATGGCAAAAGATAGCTTGCGGGGAACATGACGATCACTTGGCGACGCGTCTATGTGCCAGCTATAGTGGCCCTGCTGCTCTTCCGTATATAACCCTAACTGCATTGGCTCATGAAATCCGGTCAAATCAAAATGAAAATATCTGCTGTTTACTTCAGCAACCGCATTTGCCAGTTTTTCCCATATCGGAAGAAGTTCGTGCTTCATGCCAATCCATGCCACTTCGCTAGACCGCACAGATGGATTTACCGTGTTTTGTTCCCCGCCGCCGCCAATACACCCCGGCTGTAAATTTAACCACTCTGGCTGCGCCAATAACAAATTAATATCTTCATTAGATAAAAATCCCTCCCAGTATGCGAGGTGGTCTTTACCGGGAATACTGCGCGGGGGTATTGGATATATCATGTGTACCCCAACGGTTTGTTTGCCCAAGGATTAACGGCCACCGATAAGCGAGTTCCGGTAAACGGCTCCACTCCATGTAACAAGCCGGGAGCAAATACAAGCATTCTGTTGGTTATTGGTTTCACTCTTGCCGTCTCCGTCATAAAATCTCCGCCTACTACATCGACATCAGCGTAATACACGATGCTACACAGTGGATGTGCGGTATTTCCCGATGTTTCGTAAAGCTTTTCGTCCTTATCTACATGCCAGTCAGGTCTTGTTCCGTAGTGCGCCCAGTATTCACTACCTACCATGCGGGACAAATCAAAAAACTTTGCCGCTCGTTTTAACAGCAGCGCCATCGGCGAGTTATCCCCATCAAGTTTTTCAACACTACCCGACTCCCAACGCATTTTTCTTTCTTCGTCCCCACATGCAAAATAATCAACCACTGCTTGTCGATGTGGCTCATCCAATACGTTGTCTAAAACAACTAACATTTATTAAATACCATAGCCAACGTAAACCGATACTGTGCCGCCGCATGTGACTGAGGGCGAATAGTATGTGGCATCTTCGCATCAAAAACTAGCAGGCGTCCGGGCGTATACGGCGATGCAAACACAATATCCTTGTGGTCCTCGCTAAAAAATAATGTCTCTCCATGCCAGCCATCAAACCATTCAAGATTGACGTAATACAACAAAATTTTATCTTCTGGATGCGAATGAACATAGTTTGTATCTGCTGCCGTGGATAAATTTAAAATTGTTTTGTTAAGCACATACCCGTCAAGTTCTTTGGCTGCTGGCGAATTGGCAAGGTTTTTTAAAATACCTAACCTATCTATATCTTCTGGCGAATACACAGAATGCAAAAATCTATTTGTTTGTTTTTCAACAATATTGCCATCCGCCCAACCAATTACAAAATTTGAGTTTTGAGCAAACTGATAAACTACATCGCGATAGTGCGCATCAAACAAATTGTCATAGACGCAAATGCGCTTACCATTTTGAAAGAATAATTCTTTCATTTGCATTCCATAGCTGCACTTCTGTTTTTTCCGTAGGAATAGTTGTCGCGCATCGAGCTGTCACCTGCTTCAGAAGTATGTTGACCATTCTTGCGAACAAAATGTAGAAATACTTGCCCAGAATAGTAATCATCTGGACCATCACACCTATTTCGCCAATGCTCTACATCACAGCCGGGGTAAATAACTCCATCACCTTCGCCAAGATCAATACGTTTCCCACCCATATAGATAGGCCATGCGTAATGATGGGACCTGCCAAGCTGTATAGTAATGCTGACCTCACAAGCTGGTCTGTCTGTGTGCTTCTCAAGAACATCACCATTGCTATACAACCTTGCATACGCGTAAGTTGGTATTAATTCGTCGCCAACAACTTGTTCCACTGTGGGCCATAGGCGTTCATGTAATGTTTCAAACATATATTCATGGTCCAAAATTGTTTTGGCACCGGGTATTTGCGGATCACCTTTTGGGTTTAAATCAGCCTGCCGAAGTAATACATGCGTAAAAAAATGACAAAACTCAATAGGCACAATTTTTGGCATTAGTATTATTGTTTTCATTTAGCACCGGCTAAAAAGCAATCTAATACTTTCTCATACGGCATCTTCATATACACTTGCAGCACATGCCTTGGCAAGCTATCGTTCCCTACTACCGCATGGGCTTTGCGTGTATTTAAAAGCCATACATCTCCGTCATTTGCGGTATAACTCAACACCGGGGACAAAAATTCTGGTTTTACCATATAGTAATTATGCCCGCGATCTAATGCTGTCGCGTCATCCGGTACATAGTTACCATCATAAAATATGGTCGTTTCGCCATTGGTTTTGTAATAAAAATTAATTGTGCAGTGTTCTTCTGTATGTACATGGGGGCCAAGCGAATAAATGTTATTTTTACTTACCCCCAAGCAGTGTTTTCTTAGCCCCGCCGGTAGCATTCTTAAAATATTTGCAGTTTCTTGTTTTGTTAAACGTTTACGAGAAACAACGGAAAGCCCGTCTGCCCGCACTCTACCGTGACTCCCAAGATGTTCAGTATCTGCGAAAAAGTCTATAGGTGCAGTACAAGTAAGCTGTAAACGTGCCGCGTAACTCATGTCACCATAAGGCCGTAGCAATCCGTTTGCGCAACAACTGTTTTTTCAGAAGAGCTGAATCGAATTTGTCTCGGGCCGGATAGCACTTTGTCTTCAATAAGTAAATCACCACGACCAAGAAATAGCTGCGCCCCTTGTGGCACCACTGTTTGTTCATTTGCACTCAGGTAAAATTTGGCAAAATGAGCAGACAGCGGTAACTTGTCTGAGTTCATAAAAGGGCTGACGCATAACACTTCTAAATCTTCAGGTATTTCTAATCGCCAACTGCCGTGTGGTTCTGGATCAGTTAACGTACAAGAACCTTGTTCGCGAACCAAACGCTCTCCTGTCTGCTGATTAACAAGCACACTACTGCCTGATATGTTGTACCAAATAAACCGAAAAGTAGCGTCAACACTAATTAAGTTATCTACTACTGGGTCCATAGTAACTATTTCATCTTTGGCAAATTTAGTTATTGCGACAACAAACCCAAACGCATTGTGCACACTGGTCTGCATATCACACCTCCACAACCGCATCGGCAGGAGGCGGGATTAATTGATCAACCGGATATGAATTTTCTTGTCCTACCATTGCGCGATACTCTGCAACCTTCGTGGGATCTGCAATAAACTTTTCCTCACGCTCTTGCTGTTCCGCATGATAGACCCCCGCCATAGCAATACGTCTTTTAATTTCAACGGAATCCGATATGTCAGGCCACATATTCATAGGCTGATACGCATATGCTGGATAATCATCGGGGTTTTGGGACTTCGTTGTGTCCGATGCAAACGACACAATCAATGAATATGATGGCTCGTCAAACGCATGTATCTTCATGTAAATAGTATTCATTACTGCTCCTATTAAGCTACGCCGCCTTGTCGTGTACCTGTGACAGGCCAAGTTACAAATGGATTGCCAACAATATAGTTACCTGCCGCGCCGCCCGAGCCTCCAGTGCCACTATATCCATTTCCATTTGGAAACGGGCCGGTAAACCCTGCGGCTCCAGCCGATCCAGCAGCCCCACGACCCCCACCAGCTCCACCCGCGCCACTAGCAAGTGGCGTCCATCCGGGGTTTACTCGTGAAGGGCCTCCAGACCCACCAGCCGGTGAAGTTCCCGCATTACCACTAAAGCCCGGACCACTGTTTAAGCCCGGCCCCGGACCAGCAGCACCTCCGCCACCACCACCGCCACCACTTGTGCCAGCGCCGCCGCCGCCACCGCCACCGCCATAACCACCCCACCAAGCTTTAGAATATGAACGAAGGCCCCCACCGCCACCACCGCCACCCCCACCGCCAGCAATAGTTCCGTTATTGGTAATGATGGTTGGGCGATTTACGTAAACCGCGCTGCCAGCACCACTGCCAGCACTTCCGGGGTTACCAGCCGTATTAAGAGGCACACCCGCAGGTCCGGGCGCAGTGCCGCCAGCACCGCCTGTTCCACCCATTCCTTGAATCAATCCGTTATTTACAATTCTTACAGTGTCACCGGGGTTAAACGACGATGGTACTAATAAAGCATAAGCAGGTACTGTCGTACTGCCAACTGTTACACCGGGGTTAATTGTTAACACAAGATCGGTTACCCCCGCTATATACCCCGGCCCACGATTTGTGTATACGTCGTAATTATTTGTATTTGACGCAATCGTCAAACTTACTGGAACTCGACTTGAAGAACCGTAAAAATTACCCATCGAGATCGTACCCGACGTAGGGATTGCCGCATTAGTTGGCGTGTTAGGCACCCGCCCACCACCACGATAGTATTCATTGAGCGAATGGGGTACCGTACCACCAAATTCGGTGGCAATTGTGTTCATTGATATGGCAGTGCCGGGGCCGGGGATTGGCATCTTTAGTTTCCTTTCTTCAACGCCTCAACTTCAGCACGGAGTTCTTTTATTGCTTCTACAATAAGCGGTAGCGCACGCTCGTAACGGACGGTCATATACTGGGCGTCTATCGGGGCCGGAGCCACAATCTCGGGTAGTATTTGCTGCATACTTTGTGCGGATACCCCAACTTCCCGCACTACTTCATACCCCAACGCCTGCGCAGTTTCATTAGGTTCGTAATAAAAACCCTCTAATGAGCACAGCTTATCCAGCGCGTTTTCAATCTTACCAAGTTTATCCTTGAGCCGGTCGTCTGAATAGTATGCCGTGACGTTATTGGTAGCACGTATTTCACCAGCGGTACCTGAAGCAGCCGTACCTACACCAACAGAGTTAAACTGAGAGTTTTGCGTAGTACTGGTAAATGTAGCCGCACTGCCAGTCGTATTCTGGTTCAGTGTCGGCACATCCGCTGCTTGAATGGTGGACATCACTACGTTAGTACCGTTACCGCGCAGGTACTGGCCTGATGTAACTGCGCCAGCAAAGGCATTCATCGCGGCTTGTGCTGTTGTTTGCCCGGAGCCACCATTAGAGAGGGATAACGTACCCGTTACACCATTTGCTAAATTAACTTGTGCCCATGCGGGATTGTTGGTTGTGCCTGTATTCGCAAGGTAGCGTGTTGCGTTTGTATCTTTGGCTAAACGAACAAAATTATCCGTTGCAGATGCGTACAAAATGTCACCCTGCGTTGCGCCCATACCGAATGTATCGATAGAGGTGCCATCGACGTTTACTGACCTAGCTGCGGTATAGGTTACAAAAACATCTTTGGTGCCAGCAGAGAATGTAGTCTTGGTTGGCGCACCAGCGCTTGAAGCAAGTACCGTATCTCTGGATAGCGTGGTGCCGGAGGTGGTATAAGTACCGATGCCGACTTCCCACTCAGACGTGCCTTGACCTGCAATGGTGTAGTACGTGGTGTTACCGTTGCCGATAACAGAGAACGATTGAAACCCTGTTGACGCTCCATCAAGTGTAATGGTGCCCGTACCAGTAGTAGTGGTGGTTTCTTTAACTCGGTCCGCTAATACTAACGGCATGATTTACCTCACACTGTGTCTATTTCTTGCCAGTTGCCGGGTTCGTCAGTATCTATAACGGCCCAGTTCGGTGATGTGTTGCTATTCATATTCTGCCAGCTTGGTGTTTGGTTGTCGTTAATTAGCTCCCACAAATAACGTCCAAACGGCGAATCATACAAACGCGCTTGCTCCGCAACAGTAGCTACAAAGTTTGCTGATGCAAACGGCGCATCTATAAACTGCGCTGTTTCTGCCACTGTACTTACAAAGTCAACCTGTACCGATTGAGTGTTATCAAACTGTACGTCTTCATCAATATTGGCTGCAAAATCAACTTGTGTTGCTATTACGTCATTACCCGTTACTGACTCACTTATTGCACCTGCCGCAGCATTCTGCGACGACTCTGTACCACTAAAGTTTGCCGTTTCTGCGTATGCCGCAAATGCGTCCTGCGCTCCGCTATTAATTGCATTCAACTGCGCATCTTCATCAATACTCGCTACAAAATCAGTCTGCACTGACTCTGCTGCACTTGCGCTAACTTGCTCTGCTTGTGTTGACACAAAGTCTGTCTGTACTGATTCTGTCGTACTGCCATTTACTGCTTCATCTACGGAGCGGAACGCCGTCACTGAACGATCCACCGTACTACTCATTTCAATCCGGTCTTCAAAAATACTAATAAGTACGCCGGATGTGATATTTAAATCGTAAGCATCTATTGTTTCGCTAATTGTGTCAAAGAACGGCATTGTTCCTTGGAACACAGCACTAAAATGCCCTTCTTCCGTTATCAACCCATTAGCGGTCTGTACCCCGGATACTGCATCATCAAAAGTTGCCGACTCAGCAATAGCGCCAACAAAATCAACTTGCCCCGCTTCAGTACTACTAAAGTTTCCTTGCTCCGCAATAGATGCAACTCCGGTTTGCAGCGCCGCATTTACTGCATCAAACTGCGCATCCTCATCAATCTGACCGTCAAACACCGTTTGTACGGACACGGTGCTATCAAAACTAGCCGATTCATTGTTTGCTGCAAATGTGATGCGCTCGTCATCTGGCGCGTCTAAAAACTGAATCGTCTCTGCTTGCGATGCTACAAACGTACCGATGCAAATTTCAGCTACAGAGCAGTTAACTTGTTCAGCTACCGTAACCGAAAATACGTTCTGACCTAACGAAGAGAAAGGCGCTTGCGAAAAAGCTGTGATGCCAAACATGCGCCTTTATCCTTATTAAGCAGCGGTCAGTTGCGCCTCATCAAACCAACGAGATTGCACGACACCGTTAGCATCAGTCCACGAAACAAGATACGAAAAATTACCATCCTCGTCCATGCGCAGCGCTTCCACAGGACCTTGCGGTACTGCTACCACCAGCTTGACGGTGTCGCCTTTTTTAAACATCGTAGCCATAGTTACTCCTCAATTAAACAGCGTCAGCAGAGAAGGTGTAAGTGACGTTCAGCGTATCGCCGTTTGCCACCACTTTATCGCCACCAGTGAAGTCGCCTTCCGAGAACAAGATGCCTGATGTGCCTGACGCTACAGTCGCCAAGAAAGCACCCGCCACAGTTGTCGTGTTGTTAATGTTAAACACCGCAGGGCTTGCCGAGTTATCAATAACCGATGGGTCAGCTAGTGTTGCGTTGCCAAAGGTTACAGACTTGCGGCTACCAGAGTAGTTAGTGTCCTCAGTCCAGCCCGCATGTGACGCCAAAGTATCACCTGCGTTGTAGGTAGTGCCCGAACCGGGGCCAGTCACCAGACCAAGATACCAAGCAGCGGTGTAACCAGATGCTTTGAAATATTTGGTGTTCAAGTCTTGCAGACCTTCATTGACAACGAGGTTGTGGAAAGTGTCTTCCCACTTCTTCTCACCGTCAGGGCCAAAGCACTCGACCTTGAACACACCACCTAGTTTTACGCGACCGTCGCTTGCCGTGAGTGTGCCCACGCCAGCTTGAACAGTCTCACCCATTTGCGATTTTGCGATAGGCATGATTACTCCTTAAGGAAAACGAATTAAAGCCGTCGTCGCCGTATTCGCTGGCATGGTGACGGTAAAAGTTTGATTACTACAAGTTTTGTCTGCACCAAAATCCAGCACAGCCACCGAAGCGTTACTTTGTGTCACGTTGTAGATCAATGCGCCGCGTGCAGTAAAACTAGCGCTTGCCCACGCCGGACTATCAAAATTAACGTATACAACACCTTCAGACGAAGCACTAATTGACACGCCTGTTAGCGTTTCTCCGCCTGCGACGTAGCCCGTGCCTGTTACTTCGTTGCTGGTGGTGTATGCAGTTGTGTTCGGGCCAAGGTCGGCATTCGCCGTGTACAACGCTATCTTCAGGGTGTTCGACGCAAGGTTCTGCGCTCCCTGAAGCATCTGCTGTTTAAAGCTCGTTGTCAGACCTTGTTGCAGTGCCATTACGGATTCACCTTAATCTTAGCCTGCCCATCACGGTAAGCATCACCACGCTCAAGACCCGTACCCAGACGGTTCAATTGTGCCAACGCATCCTGATACTTCTTCTCATACAGCGCGATCAAATCCACTTCGCCTTTCAAGAAGGTGTAGCCCTCGACCAACGTGCCGTAGAGCAGTACCGGTGAGTAGTTGTCACCAAGCCATGTGCGTCCGTCTGCTGCCACCGTGATTGATTCAGGGTAGTAGTAATAGTGCAACTCGACGTTGTACAAAATGTCAGGCGTAGGGCCAAGAATAAAACTCAACTCATCGGTGATTGTGCTCGAAATAACAGTCGGGCCAAATAGTGCGTAGTAGCGAGGTATGCCTGTATCTGTTGGATCAGGGTACGCTTGCCGAATAAAGTTCACATCCTTATTCAGTAAGTACTCATACACGCCGGTGTTATCAATCACCGCCATCGAAAAAACTGACAAAAAATCGGTCGGGCATGACAAGTATTGGTTACCGCCTGTAGTCACACCTGTGACGTTCTTGCGCAACGCCGGAATCTGCACCGTGTTATAGATGCGCTCTTCCGCCTGCTGAATAAACAGGTCAATCTGTTCAGTGCCGTCAGACGAAGTGGTGCCCGTCCCTGCTACGTTCGTCCACGTGTTTGTGGGGAAGTCGTTTTGCAGGTAGTTCTTGACCGCAATAAACAGTTCGTTATACGTCACAGTTCACCTCAACCCATTGGGCCTCGTGCTATTACGCCTTTGGTAGCCGCGCCGGTGCCACGAATCTTGATGCCGGTGGTTTTCTCAGGCTTGAAGTTGCCCTTGCTAACGCCCGCAGAGATATTCATCTCGTTCAGGTAGTCTTTACCGCTCTGGGTTTTGACTTCCGCTTTGTGTGGTGAAGGTTTAATAGCCATTATTTCCCCCGTGCGCTACCGCGCTGGTTTGCTACTCGTGCCATGTTACGGCCCATGCTCTTTAGCATCTCGTTGGTAACGCCGCCTTTTGCCATCTTGTGCATGCGCTTCTCATGCCCCTTGACGGCCTTGTCGGCTACCATTTTCATTGCCTTCTTGTCCATATTAACTCCTATGTGATCGTGATTGTCACGTTTCCTACAACGCCTGTCGAGGTCAAGTTGTTAGGGGTCAGCCCCGCATCATTTGCCCTAGAACCGCCCACCGGATACCAACCCCACTGAAATACCCGACTACCTCCGCTTGGCACCCCATCCGACACTTCTGCCGTACTTGGCGTTACCGTCAACTGCAACCCTGTGGCTCCTGACTGGTAGTAGCTCAAGTCCTTACGCGGGTCGCGCAACCCCTGCGGGTCATCCACCGGATACATACCCAACTGCAACTGCGGGTGATCCGGGTCCCAACATGTCGGGCACACCAGCAGGTTATACGTCTTGGTCTTTACAACCTGCTTGCGCAACACCTTGAGCTTGTACCGCTGACCACACCGGTCGCACTCTGCAATTGCATTTTTACCAGAGGCAAACCTGTTTCCCATCAGACACCGCCAGAGATGTACTGCTGACGCGGCACAAGTCGGTCTGCGGCCTTTTCACGATCCTCGCTCGCCGCCAAGTCCCACGCCTCATCGTACTGCTGTTTCAAAACTGTTAACCTATCCATCGCCCCCGGCACTTTCAGCGCCAAGTAGTACGCCAGCCCCGCAGTCATGCAGGGCAGGAAACGAAACGGGATGTCCATGGTTTTTGTACCGCCACCTACGTCCTGTATGCGGCGCAGCCGCCAATACACGAACTGATATGTCGTTGCCGAGTCGGGTGTCGGCCAGACCGTGATGCTGTTCTTCTGCACCAAGTCGATTGTTGCGCCGGTATTAAGCTGTGCAGGCGTTGTACCGTCTTGCCCTCGGGTGCAATTCAGCAGCAAGGCAGGTTGCGCACCGGCAGCGGGTTGTGTCTGGTTGTAGCCAATCAACTCTGAGCCAATACGGACAAAGCCTGCAAACGGTACACCCACCAGCGAAGTCACCGGAATCGATGTTGCCGCTGCACTTGTTGTGGCCTGTACGGTACCTGCCAGCCGCGAGTCGTTACCCGTCATGCGCTGCACCCATACCTGAATCGGTCGGCCTTGGGTCAGCTTGTTTGGCAGTGTGGCATAGGTGGAGATTGAGATACGGGTGATCGTCAGATCGGCTTGGTTGCTGGCTTGATTGGCGTTGGTTCTGATGACGTGATCAAGGAGGTCTACGGTGTCATCCGGCAGCGCATAGGTGGGCTGTCCTTGTACAAGGGTTATCGACTGCTGCTCGAACGTCCACATGTTCAAGCCACGGTTTGCCCAGTCCGCAAACAACAGGTTCAACGACCTCCGAGCGGTGCGCAAGTCATAGCCGGTACGAAGCTCGCCGCCAGCGCGTTCAAACGCTTCCTCGACGATGTCGTTCAGGTCTATGTTAAATGTTGCCGTCCCGGAAGTTGTCATTTACTTACCTTTGCTTCGATGTGGCGCTACTTTCTTGGCGATGCTCTTTGGTTGCGCAACAAACTGCTTACCTGCTGCTTTTCCTGCACGCTTTGCCCGAGTTGTCGCGGCGTACTCAGCGGGGGTAAGTGACTTGATCGCGCTTTCCGGTAGGTACCGCTCTCCGGTCTTTGACGATGGTTTGCCGCTCTTTGTCCGCCATTTCTGCTGCGTCCACGCCTTTAAGCTTTGCTGCGGGGCTTTCACACAATCCTTCCACGGGTCTTGCCACGCATGGCACAACCATCCGCACGGGCTGACGCGGACTTCACAGCACCACCCTTCTTCATACCGTCAAGCTCAGACATTGCGGCCTTCATACGCTCACGCGCGGGTGGGCGAGGTGTGGCGCTGTCGGCTTTCTTGAATTTATCTTCTATGCCCTTCAAGCCTGCTTTATTTTCAATCTCGGCAAATGCTTCTGGGTCAACGTCCTTGACCTCGCCTCTGGCACGTTGCGCGTCAATCTCTTTTACCAGCTTGCGTAAATCACCCACGGTAGCCTCCGCCCTTCTCTTTGTACTTCTTGGCAAGAAGTTGTGCCTTGCGGGCCGACCATTCCCCTGCCGCTGTACCTTGCGTCGCTGAGTTCTTGATCTGATTAAACAGACTTTTCCTCATGCCCGGCTTGGTGTAATTGCCAGATTCATTCACGCGAGACTTCGTCTCCCCGCCATCCTTGTAGACCTTCACAGGCTCGTTGCCGTCCCGTTTCTTGATCTTCTTGATTTTGGCAGGGTTGATGTCACCCATCCCGCGTGAAGGCATCATACGATTCGACCCTTTGTTTTACCACGCTGCGCAATACCGTCGGCACGAGAAGAAGCGGAGGATACTTTGCCGCCTTTTTTCATGCCTTCACGCTTCATCATAGCCTTGGGGTCAAGTTCCGAGCCAAGCTGCATCTCACGGGTATTAGAAGCAGCGCCGCCACTACCGCCGCCTGCACTGGGTTTAACTGGTTTAGCAGAAGCTGCGCCACCAGAAATCGGTTTAGCTAGACCTCTTTTAGGAGGGTTACCTTCAGCATCTAACCGATCAATTGTATTTAACAAAGGGTTAATTGACAGAGGCCCGCGCTTGCCTTCGGCTTCTTTTTTCAAATTAGCCACTTTTTCAGCACGAGTTTCTCCCGGCTGGTCTTTAATTAAATCTTCTATACGACGCGTCATATCACCCATGTCAGCACCTATTAGCAGTACTTCTTGGCCGAGCCGCCGCTCTTCATACCTTTGCCGCCAGCCATCGTGACCATCTTGCCTTTAGTCTTGCCTTTAGTAGCAACACCGTCACGGCTAGGAGCAGCCGTCTTGACGGTACCCATTTTGCTTGGCATAACACCACCACCTGCGTAACCGCCTTTAGCCATCTTCTTCATACCGGCTTCCTTCATTTCATGTTTGACCATGGACTTGGGTGCGCCCTTTTTCTTCATGAACGCAACCTCTTTACCCATCATTTTCTTCGACTCAGCCATGCCGCCTTTTTTCATGCCGCTGACTGCTTTGCGCTTCATCGCATCGGATTCTGATGAACGCTTCTCGGATTCTGCTTCAAGTCTTAATGGCATACCGCCTCCTGATTTAGTGAACTCGCGCCCCACGCTCATTGGTACGCCAACTTTCTTTGCAAATGACGGGCTGTGAGCGACAGCCCTCATGAACCGTTCTTGCTTTTCACTCTTGGCTGGCATCGGGTTTCTTCCGTCCAGTCAAGCCGCGAACCGTATCGGACTCCCAAATACGAATGCTGAACCACACAATAGACACGATTGAAAACACGTTTGGCAACCATGAAAGTAAGACGCCCAATCCAGCAAGGATCGAGACGTTGTCCATGAAGTCTGGTTCGATGTGGTCTTTCAACATTTCCAAGCCCTCAATGATTTGTTAATACGGCTGTTCGGATCGTTTGCTGTTTTGGCGCTTGTCAGCTTTTTCTTCATCCCTGACATACGTGCGCAGAAAGACTTCTTCCTTGCGCCACCTTCCGGCTGGGGGGCTTTCAACCCCGGCTTCCCCGGATTCGCTGCGTTGTATGAGGCTCGCCCTTTGGCGTTTAGGCCACCCTTGGGATTTTTGCCCTCTTTCCTTGTCCATGCTGGAGACTTAGCCATAAAACACCGTCGCAGTTACCGATGAGCCACACCCCACAAAAATACCGTTGGGGCAGTAAATACCTTCACCGGGGATCAAGATAGGCAAACCAACGGTGTTGAAGGTGTCGATTTCTAAAGCAATGCTGCTATATGCCGTGACGTTACCGCTTGTAGTCGTGGTTGGCGCATCCGCACAGGTAAACGTATCGTCGCTCGTCTTCGTAATCGTATACACACCGTCCCGCGCTGTGCCCGACGTAAAGTCCAAGAACACACGCTGCCCAGTAACAAAGCCGTGGTTCACTATCGTGACTGTGATTGTGGCACTTGGACTTGTACGAGAATACGTACCAGACGATTGAACAGTTGGGTCGCAGACAGCAACATTTCTTGCAGACACCGTTGCACTTGTTACCGTAATGGACTTCAAGCGTGTAGGAATCTGAGTTACCAACAGTCCGGTGTTTGCGGCACGGGCGGATTTAACGTCAGTCTGCATCATGGCCTATTCCTATCCGTAAAAAATAGTCATAGTGACGTTAGTGGATGGTAACAAACAGAACAAACCGCCTGTTGCAAGAATACCTTCACCCGGAATCAGCGTATAAAACGACGTACCCGAAGAGCAGTCCAGTTCAACAAGGACTTTGGGGTACATCGTTACGTTGCCGCTGGTAGTCAGTGTTGCCGTTGTTACAGTAAACGTATTAGTTGTTACATTTGCTACAACATAGCTGTCGTCTACCGCTGTACCACTAGTGAAGTTAAGCCCAACTATGTCGCCGTTCGACAGCCCATGATTAGCAATAGTCACGGTGCAGGTCGTTGAACCCGGAA